GTTGTAATGAACTGGCGGATTCATTTGTGACAACAGTATGAAAAAACAAGGGTAAACATACAGCATTCAATTTGTCATTTGTTTTCGCGTAAATGTCTTGTTGTTTTTTACATTCATTTGTAAATGAAAGCGACTGTTCATCTCCTGTTGATTCAACAATTTTACAACAAAAACGATGAAAATGTGGACCGTCTCGTGATACATAACGATTATCTGATGTAACTGTATTTCTATCACCATAAATAGCAAATGTTAAAAATGGATTTGGAATATCTATTGAAACATCAATTTGAAATACGCGTCCATATAAACCACTAGAAACATGTGTGCACCTATATGAATTAGCAGTTTGTAACATATTGCTTAAAAATGTATTTACCACATCTTCTTCTACGATAGCGTTTATCGCAGTGTATGGATTCGCCATTTACGTTATATATTATTCGTAATATTATTTACAAACAGACTTAAATATATCCTGCTATCATTATTAGACATATCCGATTTTATTTCGTGACTTTCATTAAACGCAACTTACTCTACAATGTCAATCAATGATGAACATTCACTTACACCTAATACTACTGGTGACTCCGCCGATATCGCGGCGGCATCGTATCCCGAGTTCAAAAAATGGGAAGACGTTGACGAAATATCGCCAGACCTTCTGCGCGGAATATATGCATATGGCTTTGAAAATCCTAGTCACATTCAACAAAAATCAATTCTATCTATTATTCAAAAACGTGATGTAATTGCACAAGCTCAATCTGGAACAGGTAAGACTGGTGCGTTTACCGTCGCTGCTCTTCAGAGTATTGATGTTTCACTCGCCAAGACACAAGTTATTATTCTCGCACCGACGCGTGAACTCGCGAAACAAATCCACGATGTTATTTCTGGTATTGGTGCAATGATGACAGGTCTTTCCATCAGACTCCTTGTTGGTGGGACGTCTACCGCAGACGATGCCGCTGACTTGCGTTCTTCCGTTCCACATATTATTGTGGGTTGTCCTGGTCGTGTGTTTGATATGATTCGCCGCAATCATATTCATCCTACAAGTGTCCATATGCTTGTCTTAGACGAAGCAGATGAGATGCTTTCTGCTGGTTTCAATGACCAAATCTATAATATTTTCCAGTATATGCCATCGGATATCCAGGTCGTGCTCTTTAGTGCAACGATTCCGCCTGAGGTATATACATTGACTGAGAAGTTTATGCGGTCACCTGTAAATATCCAAGTAAAGGCAGAACAGTTGACACTGGAAGGCATACAGCAGCATTATGTTGCATTAGACGATGATGTGCAAAAATATCTAACAATGAAAGACTTGTTTAAGTCTATTTCGGTTTCACAATGTATTATATTCTGTAATTCTACAAAGCGTGTAGCTGACCTTAACGAGGCGATGATTTTTGATGGTTTCCCTGTTTGTTGTATTCACAGTGGAATGGAGAAGAGTGAGCGTGATAAAGCGTATCAGGATTTCAAAGCGGGAGTTCACCGCGTATTGATTTCATCCAATGTGACTGCACGTGGTATTGATATCCAACAAGTAAGCACGGTGATTAACTTTGATATGCCACAAAACGTCCATATTTATCTGCATCGTATTGGACGTTCTGGACGCTGGGGGCGTAAAGGTGTAGGTATTAACTTTGTGACTCGTCGCGATATGCGGATTAAGAAAGAGATTGAGATGTATTACAATACGAATATAACCGAATTACCTATGAATTTTATGGAGGGGATTTAATGGAATGGAATGGAATGAATGGAATGAATGGAATGAATGGAATGGAATGAATGGAATGGAATGGAATGGAATGGAATGGAATGGAATGGAATGGAATGAATGGAATGGAATGAATGGAATGGAATGAATGGAATGGAATTAGGTTTAAAATGAAGGATTATATTCATTTTATACTGTAGAATCAAATTGATGAAAACGGCTGGAATTGGATGTTCTTTTAGTGTCGGTTCGTTATTAAGCGATGTTCGCGAGTCCGTCTCTGAAATACCACGTGAACCAGAAGATGTGAAAGCGCTCTTGATGGAACATTTAGGATTCGGTAATCACCTTAATGGAAAGACTGCTATGTCAACAACAGACGCGTCGGCGTCGTCCGTATTCAAGCACCCGATTTCATATACCGATCCGACGAAATTGCACGAGTTACCTACATCAATTATTGATGATTTGGAATTGATATATCCAAAAAACAAAGAACGAAATACGACTGTCACCGAGGTCTCTGAAACTGTCAAGGGTAATCACGATGAAACAACGGTCGTAAATGGACTGTATCATTACGTCTTCTCTCCAACTTCCGTCTACGGAACGGAACATCTTCCGATATGGAGTAAGTATTATACAACTGATATTGAGTATTTGAAACACACACAAACACTTCTGGAAATGTTTGACAATGAACTACTAGAACGATGTATCGCGCAAAACACCGCACAGTCATCTCCAGTGGAAGCTTTTGCCACAATGAAGGAAACGTGGAAAGACTTCCGTGGAACCGGTAAACTCTCCGATTTCAAAGAGAAATTCAGTTATATTGAAACTCCTTTCCTATCCAAACTAAACAGTTCGTCATCATTTCTTCAGTTTTTAACTGTGTATAACATTTCATCGCCTGTGATTGCGTTATTAACACCATTGATTGTGCTAATTATCCCATTTTTTGTGCTAATGATGCGGGGATTAACGGTATCTATATCGGAATATATTGATATCTTGAAGACGATTATTAGTCAGCACGCAGTCGGGAAATTTATGACGCAATTTAACGCGGTAAGTATGGAACAGAAGATGTATATCTTGATGTCGGTGGTATTCTATGTGTTTCAAATCTACCAGAATATTATGGCGTGTGTGCGTTTTTACAAGAATATCAAATTGGTTCATACACACATTCACACCATCCACGGATATCTTACTGCGACGGGGGTGAATATGTCATATATGATTCAACTTATTCAAACGTATCATCTCTCCACATATGAACCATTTCGCGAGGAACTCACACAGAAGTATACTTTATTGAATGAAGTTACAGAGGCACTCGCGGATATTTCACCGTTTTCTGTTTCCGTGAGTAAATTTTTCCAAATTGGGTATGTGATGAAAAATTATTATTCGCTGTTTTCACAGACGGATTTAAATGAACTTCTTGAATACAGTTTTGGTTTCAATGCATATATGGAGCATTTGACCGCGTGCCGTTCGTTTGTCATAGACGGTAAGATACACGCGTGTTCATTCACGAAGGCAGAGGCCGAAACGGAGGCAGAGGCCGAAGCCGAGGCGAAGTCGCGCCCATTGTCACCAATACAGGAAACTGAAGATACAGACGAAAAGAACAATGATGAACCACCTCCGCCTCCGCCTCCTCCACCCGCACCCACCATCAAAAAATCCAGTATAACAAAACTGATGTCTCAAGTATATGCACCTCTTCAGTCCACTGCCGCAGATACCGTCGTCGCCAATGACATTGTTCTTGATAAACAACTTATCATTACCGGCCCGAATGCCGCAGGAAAAACTACCGTGATTAAGTCTACGCTATTCAACATTATTCTCTCACAACAAATCGGTTATGGATTTTACAAACAGGCGGAAATTAATCCTTACGACTATCTTCACTGTTACTTGAATATTCCAGACACATCTGGGCGTGACAGTCTCTTTCAAGCGGAATCACGCAGATGTATGGAAATCCTCCGCTGTATTATGGATAACCCCACCAAACGCCATTTTTGTATATTTGATGAGTTATATTCCGGAACCAATCCATACGAAGCCGTCGCTGCCGCATATGGCTATATTGCATTTATATCCAAGAACCCACGGGTTGACCTCATTCTCACTACGCATTATATTGAACTTTGTCAACTTCTAGAGAAGCGAAACTCCGGTGCGATTACAAACCTTCATATGTCAGTATCTTCGGATACTGGTGCATACTTGTATAAAATCGCCAACGGAATATCCACAATCAAAGGGGGGCTTAAAGTTCTCCGCGACTTAGATTATCCAAGCGAAATCGTGGAGAGTGCAAGAGATATTATTCAAGGGTAGAGTAGCTATGGGTAAGTAATGTGTTTTTGTGTAGCAAGTGAATAACCAGCGATTCCTGTCAATATATGAAAAAACGAATGAAATATTGCATATTTTCCACGAGATATACTTGTTCCTCGTGGAACCGAGTTCTTGTAAAAAAATAGCCCAGTAATAAATGACATATAGAAAACCGGTTCTAATCTACCATACAAATATAAATTTTCTATAATATGAGATATTATACATAATTTCGCCATATACCCTTCTATTCTTTGAAACGGTAAAATACTATCATAAGAAAAATAACACCCTTCACGATATAAATGATAATAATATGCAAATAATACTGTAATCAATGAAGCGGTTCCTCTGTAATATTGTTCGTTTATAAACAATGTAAATACACACGGTAAGAATGCCAAAGTGCTCAATGTGCAAAAGTCAAAAGGTAATAATGATTCATACGGGCAATGATTGATAGCATTTATATCAATTTCACTTAATTCATTATATAATGGCGTGTATTTGCGTAATTGTTCTTGTAGAAATGTAGTGCTTTGTTCCAAATCAACAATACTCGGGTCTACCGGTTCACCAATAATAACTCTTCGTTCAGAATAATCAATACATAACGGGTAAATTTTACATTGTAGTTGTTTCGCAATATAGTAATATCCAGAACGCCATTCTCGTTTAGAACATGTTCCTTTCGGTGATATACACAACATAGAATTGTCTCCCAATTGTGTGATTTCTTTGACGATGTGTTGTATGGAATTGCTATTCTTATTTTCGTTCGGTGGAGCATATATACAATTCAAAATATACGTAAATGGTGTATAATACCATTTTTTCAGTTTAGGTTGAACTAGTGTGCATACGTTGCTACCACAAGAAGATATTTTGTATAAAAAATAGGTGAATATGTCCCAATAACTCGTATGTATAATTACAATAACACATCGTTCACGCGGAAATTTCTCACATTCACTCCATCCAAATAAACGTTTTATGAAATTGAAGTGCATCCTATACTATGGTATAATAAACTACCTTTATATTCATAGTTTAGGTTCCATTGCAGTGATACACCTTCGCAACAATCGCTTATATGTATAATAAATAGGGTCATCCGTATCTGTTACATTTTCAAGAACACAGATGTCATTGTAAAATGAAACAAGTTGCGCTTTAGTGAGTGGGGTCGTTTCATCTGTGGCTGCGACTGCGTCGTCGTATATCGCGTTCAAATTTGCGCGAGCTTCTTCGTGTTTTTTCGTGAACTGTGCTTCATAAAAAGACACATTTAGATAATTCAAGAAGTGCACGATCACTTCGCGCGGATTGCTTATCACTGCCCCTACTCCGTCATTCATTTTCTTACATCATAAATAGAAATTTATATTTATGCTGTATTATGTTCTGTCATTGCCGATATCAATGTTGTCTTATCAATCATAACATTCTTCGCAATCTTCTTTATCACTTTACTTATATTCTCATCCTTTGCACCATCTGTAATCGTTTTTGACAACTTGAAATACTTGACGTTTTCATTGGAATTGCTATCCATACACCGCGGATGTTGCGCAGCCCACTCCCCCATCAGTTGCACGTTTTTATGTTCCACAGAAAGGACCGCATTCTTCATTTTCTCATAATCTGGCCCATCTTGAACCCATTCATCCGCGTCTTTCACATACAATGTCTCTCTTTTACTATCACTACAATGAACCGGCCGTTTATGTAATTCGGTTTTATTCAGATTTGTAATGAGTATATTTGACATTCCTTCTACATACCCCAGTTTACCAACACTTTCTAAATCGTTCGTATCCAATTGGATTGAATTCACAAATTCTTTCATATTCATCGCATCTTTACATTGCTCGTTCAAGAAGAATTGTAAATTGAAGGTTTGATTATAACAGTTTGTCATATTGTTAGTGTTTGTGTTATTTACAATCGTCATAGAGTTTGTCGTAGCCGATGTCGCCGATAGTGCACTTGCACTCACTTTATATAACTCCAAAATTTGCGTCTTGAATTCTTCATTCATAAGCATCATTGTGTTAATCATATTCTTAAGTTCTTCCGTATTTTCAGCCTGGGATACTTCCATCATTTTCATCATACACGATGTTCCATATTTCTTATTATGTCGCCATAATCCAGTTCGGTTGATATAAGGGCGATTACAATATTTACAAGCATATTTGCCAGAGGCGCTAGTCACTTCATCGGTCACGTGACCTTCAGGATGATAAATTACATTATGTTCGGCATCTTCTTCGTTTAAGTTGATATGGACGACGATTTCATCGATGGGTGTTTTTTGGGGGTCCGGAAGTTCGCAAATTTCCAAAGTGGGTTTTGGGGGGATGCTTTTTACAGCCGCACCCCCCGAAACACCGGAGATGAGACTGTGAATCATATTTTTGCATTTGGCGTTATCAGAACATAACCGTTGATGCTTTGACGAAAAAATATGTCGTTTATAATCATATTTGTTATTGGTAGTGGTCTTACACGTTTCGCAATGGAACATTTTTGATTTTTCCCTCTTGCGTAAAATGTTGCTTGTCGTTGGGAGGTTATATACATGGGAGAGAAAATCGGTCGGTTTGGATGAAGGCGCCGGAGGAGGCAAAAAATTACCGTCACAAAATTTTCGGTCGGACGAAAAAAGTTGTGACTGGTCAGTCACAAATCGCGTTTTTTGCGTGTTTTAAAAGTATTTTGGCCTACCCCCATTTTGGACATATGCGTAAAATGTTGCTTAATGTTGCGTAGTACGCAACATTTTACGCAAGACCATTAATAACGAATATACTAAGAATATACTGAGTTGTTACCATTGACCGTCATAAAAAATTATTTCTAGTCATATTTTTATCCGTTTCGTCACATATGCTGCAATATTTTCTGATATAAACGAAATATTTTCGGCTGAAAAGACATAATTTATTCATTTATAATGATGTAAATAACCAAAGTTTTGTAAATCATTATTTTTCGATAACAACGCGCTTTGCGACTTTTCGAATCACCCTTGCAATATTACCATCTTTATCTCCATCGGTTACTGCTTTTGATAGTTTGAAATAAGTTTCATTCTCTCGCGTGTGGCTATTCATGCATCTCGGATGCGCCTTGGCCCATTCACTTACAAGTGCAACATTTTTCTGTTCAACCGCAAGAACTGCGTTTACCATTTTTTCGTGTTCAGGACCTTCTCGTTCCCACTTATTGTCATCTTTCACATACAAGGTTTCTCGCTTACTATCGCTACAATGAACTGGTCGTTTGTATACATCAGTTTTCTGTAAATTGTCAATTAGAATGTTTGATATTCCTTCGACATAACCTAACCGTCCAACATTTTCCATATCAGTAAAATCAAGCTGTATCGAGTTGACAAAATCTTTCATATTCATTGCATCCTTGCATTTTTCATTGAGGAAAAAGTTCATATTGAATGTATTATTATTGCTGTTGTTGTTGTTGTGAATAACTGCATTATCTCCAGTTACATCGTATTCTTGTGTAGATACAGGATGTAACTGTAGTGCTTGAGATTCAGTGCTTTGTTTAGATAACTCCATAATTTTATATTGTATTTGCGTTGTTGTTGTCATCATCATCATCATCATATCTTTTATGCAATTTGTAGCATCAACTAGTGTATTTTGAAAATCAGATACACACACTTTTACATTTTCATCTGATAGATTTGGTTCGGTCGTTTGTTTCAGTAATTCATTACTATTTATATTTTGCAATAAACCAATTAGTTTATCATACTTATCATCCATTAAATTTTGGGTTTGGTTCGCTAGCATACTGTTACACGTTTTTTTGTGACGGCTCAATGCTGAAAGATGAGAATATTGTTTATTGCAGTATCTACAACTATTCATAGTATTGTTTAATTTATCTACTTGTTCTGTTACTGTAAGCGTTATAGATTCGGTTGGTTCTAATAATTTACCATTTATTACCATTTTTTTATGTTTTCGTGTGGAAAGATGAGTATTGTAGTTGCTTTTATAAGAGCATACAAAGTTGCAAATTTTGCATTCATACCCATACTCATTTTTTTTAGCATTTAATGAGTCACCCATTTTTTTTACCATTTTTTTACCATTTTCTAAAATATGTCCATAAAAGAAAATATGGATAGATACCCACTAAAAAATTATCAGTCAGGTGTTTTTTTCTAAAAAATAACGTTTTGAGAGCATAACGGTCAGAAGTCCATTTTTTGATGTTTTCAATTTCGTGTTTTCAAAACTTCCGCGCGCAAAGGGCAAAAAGGACATTTTTGGTGGACATAAAAATGTCCAAAAAAGGGGGTCAAAAATGGACATTTTTGATTTATCAACGATACTAAACGAAATATTTTCGGCTGAAAAGTCTCCGTTATTTTATTTTTTGAAACTATGATATAAAACTATTTACAAGATTATAATAATATTTCCATATTCCGTTCAAATTATAAATATAACATCGTAGAATAATATATTATTATACCGCACACAACGAGAGAATGGGTGAATTGAGCTTTTTAACCATTATTGTTAGTTTAGCCGTTTGCTCGCTTTTGATATATGCTGTTTTTCAATATATGAAAGTTCGTCTCACGATATTAGAACAATCGCATAAAGAACAGGCGCTTATTTTACAGCAATTTATAGAAGAATCATCAACAGATATACACCGTTTGTATCAAATGAAAACGTCAAATTTCGCGCAAAACGAAGGTGAACATCACGGAAGTATTATATTAGAATATGCAAATGAAAATAATCGTGAATACAATGAAAAACCAGTGGCTTATGATGGACCTCATATCATTCATTTAGATACTGCAATGTTTCAAAATAAACGAACGAGTAACCTCATTGAGATATCATCGGATAGTGAAGATACAACAGAAAATGAAGAAAGCACAAGCGAAGACGAGACCAGCAGCAGCAGCAGCAATGACGACAATGACGACCATCACGACAGCGACAGTGAGGACGATACCAGAGACGACAATGACGACAATCACGACAACCACGAGGATATACCCAAGGAAAATGACACGAATAATAAAGATACGACGATATCCGATATCATTGAAGAGTGTGTTTCTGTCACTGAAACTCCAGAAAACGCGTCTGAGTTCAAAATGATTACTGTTGATTTAGGAACACCACACGAGACAAATTCTCCGGCTTCTCACGAAAAACAACAACATTCATTGGTAGTTGATGCCAATGTAAATGTTTCAACGGAGTTTTCCTCTACATCTACTGCAACATATCCGCCTATATCAGGAATGTCTGTAACTGAATTACGGTTTATACTTAAAGAGAAACATAAACAACAACCCGAAAAACACGCAGAAATCCAGAAAATGAAGAAGGCGGAATTGATTCAAGCATTACAATCCATTTTATAATTTTAGTATTATAATATAATATCAAATGACGCATTCACAACCACATTGGTCAAAAAATTATAGTTCAAGTCACAATGTTTATTTTGATTTTCCGCCGATTATGACAGATGGACGAAACTTTTCTGGATGGCAGCCAGGTAACGCTGTAAATGAATCTATCCGTCGTGCTGAAAATATTAAGACGAACTGGGACTATCGCAGATATTTAACGACAAATGCAGAGCAAATAATGAAAATCAATCGCGTAGATGCCGTCAATATGTCTGGCCACGGAAGTTTTGATGTGAATCCATACGAGCAGGATAATCAACGTAATGTTCCGTTTATGTATTCATCCATTATGGATACAAGAGAACCGTTTGGTTATGTTCAGAGTGATTTAAAGGATATTTATCTGTCACGAGAAGCGCTTCAGTCCAGAATGGTTGCACCAGAAATAACACAGGAACAAGTGCTTGCATTTCAGCAAGCTGGTGGTAATAGACAAGGCCAAGGACAATAAACATATAAACCTTATTTGTAATCATTGAATATACGAATTATTACAAATGCGAATCATCAGTTTTGATGTTGGTATGAAAAATCTAGCATATTGCATATTTAGTATACCGAATACGATTGCTTTCACAGGTTCTAGTCCATACGATATCATTCATCATATTCAAATAGAGAGATGGGATGTCATTGATTTACGATTTCCCCCAAATCTCTCGGAAACTGCAAATGAAGATGAGAATAAAACACCAAGGCGAATGTGTATCAATGACACGAAGCTCGCAAAATGGATGTTTAACACTACTTCGTCGGGCGCCTCACTCACATCTCTCATATATTGCGCCAAATGCGCCGAGAGATCCAAATATAAAATACCATCGCGAGAGATTTTACCGATAAAGCGAAATCCAGACATTCTTACCAAAAAGAAACTAGGGGAACTTATGGATATTAAGGAAAATCTCTCGGAATGTCACGGACAAATCTCGGCATCTGCAGCGACTCCCCAAAATCTCAAACTTCGTAAGGCAGACCTTATCCAAGAAATAAAAACAACTCTTGCGAGAGATTATTTAGAACCCTTTGATGAGACAAAGTATGCGAGTTATCTTACAGGAAATATACTTACCAGTGTCAAACCCAAGAAATTGAATTATACATATGCACACGACCTTGACCTAATCACTTATGGATATAATATGATGAAGCACCTGGACCTCATTTTGTATTCGCCGTCGCCGTCGCCGTCGCCGTCGCCGTCGCCGTCTTCCCTGTCAATTGATATGATGATTATTGAAAATCAAATCAGCACACTTGCATCGCGAATGAAAACATTACAAGGAATGATAACGCAGTATTTTATTATGAAACATATACCGAAGATTGAGTTTATTTCAGCGTCGTGTAAATTGAAATTATTCACAGATACGAATATGGAACACGTCGGAGGAGAAGGAGAATTGTGTGTAGATGCATCTACTTATGCTGACCGTAAAAAGTCGGGCATATTTGTATGCCGGTCTCTCGGCGAAATCTCTCAACAACATAATTCAGACTTTTCAAAATGGATGCCCGCTTTTGAAAAACATAAAAAGAAGGATGACCTCGCAGATTGTTTTTTACAAGGTTTATGGCGGGTGCATAGTGCGGTATGAATGGAATAATAAAGTATTTCTTTTATTCATACAATCATACGAAATCGTTAATTTTAGTATAAAGATTGCTATTGTATTATCATTTATACGAACGAAAGTAATAAAACAACATAATGGCAGAAGAAATTGATTTAGGTGCATTGGATACGATGCCGACATTTACACTTGGCGGTGGAGGGGGGCGTTCATCTGGCGGGAGTGGCGGTGGCGGAAATTTTGGTGGTGGGATTGAACTTCTGATGAATAATAAATTCAAGGATGGCGACCGTAAGGGTAGTGGAGGTGGAGGCAGTGGCGGTGATATTGATTTAGGTGAATTGGCTGCACTTGAAAATGAGCTCAACGATTTGAGTAATATTCCAAGACATAGTGGAGGTAGTAGAGAGAATGGCGACAGCGGTAGCGGTAGCGGTAGCGGTAGCGGTAGCGGTAGCGGTAGCGGAGGAGGCGGGTTTTTGAGTGGAATTTTTAATTTAAGTAAAAACGATAATGATAGTGGCGGCGGTGCCAATGAAAGTAGCGGAATCAATTTAGGACAATCCACGTCGCATACTGACGCAGACAATCGCACGTGGGATGGATATGGAAAGTTCAATAATATTCCAATGGACCCAGATGCAAATGTAGACCCAACGCCGCAATTATCTAAAGAGGATATGCTGAAAGAGAAGTTCAAACTTCTTCGTAAGTTAGAGGAGTTGGAGCAGAAAGGTGTCCAACTTACCAAACGATATTCAATGGATTCTTCGTATGCAGAGATGAAGGGTGAATATGACACCCAGATGGAAGAGCGTGAACGCCAAAACAGTGTTAAATTCCAAGGGAAAATGCTTCTCGCGTGTATTACCGGATTGGAGTTTTTAAACAACAAATTTGACCCATTTGATTTGAAATTAGAAGGTTGGTCCGAACAAGTAAATGAGAATCTTGGAGAATATGATGAAATCTTTGGCGAACTTCACGAGAAATACAAATCCAAAGCCAAGATGTCACCGGAATTGAAGCTATTATTTCAACTAGGTGGTAGTGCGATTATGCTTCATATGACCAATACAATGTTCAAGTCTGCGCTCCCTGGTATGGACGATATTATGAGACAGAATCCTGAACTGATGCAGCAATTCACACAGGCGGCGGTTTCATCTATGTCAAATAACCTCGGCGGTGGCGGCGGTCCGAATGCACGCGGTTCTGGTTTTGGCAACTTTATGAATGATATCATCGGCGGTAACGGCGGCGGCGGCGGTAACGGCGGCGGTAACGGAAGCCGTAATTTTGAACCGCCTCCTTATGTGCAACAACGCCCACCTCCTCCACCCATCGCAACAAAAGGCCCCCTTGCACCTCCTCCACCTGTTCGCCCAGGTGCGACTGCGATGCCGACACCAATGCCAAGTGAACAGCAAAAATCGCGACGACCTGAAATGCGCGGTCCGAGCACGGATGTATCAGATATGATGTCCCGACTGAAGACCAAAACAATTAACATTCAACCAGGAGGCAGTGGAACATCATCAAGTGACCAAGGGAGTGGCAATGTCGTCCTTCAAAATATTCTCTCCGGAATGAATGGCGCTACAGGCGCAGGTGATGATGAACTTTCACATGGAGCTAATGTCGTAAATGTAACAAGTTTAGGCGATATTCCACAAGATTCTGCACCACATAAATCTAAGCGCAGACCTCGTTCTGAGAGAAATACGGTAAGTATGGATCTCTAATAAAGTGATATAAATAACATTTGTCTATAAATATTAATATCAATCCTTATTATTGTTATTAATTATAACCAATGTCCACAAATACATCATCATCATCGTCTGGTAATACTTCTTCTGCTAATTTTAAAATAATATGTTCTCAAAATGATATGAAACTCAGCAAGAACCCTGAAATGAAATTATTCACTTTAGAATACAACTACACGAATCCAAATTTTGATATTATTTCGCTTATCAATGTAAACATACATAAATTGCTGTATGAAGTGAATAAAGACATCATAGACACGATTGATATTGAACCGAATCCGGGTGAACCATCAGAATATACTATTCTTTACAAATTCAAAGAAATTGGCGGAGAATTAAGTGCGAATAAGACATATATGTATGTCTGTACGAAGATTGCAAAGAGATATGCATCAAATGGAAATACGGAGATTGTTTTCACGAGTAAAAGTATTCCTTACGAATTTCATAATGAGCTTATTTGCCATAAATACAAACTCTTAGAATACCCACTTTATATTCAAAAGTTTATTTACCAAGAACACACCAGTAGTGGCAAGTCAAACATACAAGTGCTTCACATGTTCAAATTGAAACCCGATAATGAATCTGAACTTACCGTTACAATTGAAAATGCAATCGGTATTCTTATCAAAAAAATGTATTTGCGATTGAAAAACGCCATTGAATGTCTTCGGTCGTAATATAATACAATACAAACTTTAGCGTAATATGTATTAGAATTATAGATATTATATATTATACACGCATACATTTTACGTATTGGGCATTATTGTTATACAATACAATGGACGAATTATTGAACGAATACATTCAGAATGAAAACGGAAACGGAAACGGAAACGAAAACGAAAACGAAAAGTTGTTATTATCTGCAAACAATGTTAGGCAAGACAACGCAAATGATGAAGTAAAAGATTACGACGATTATATTCAACGGACAAAGGAATATTACTACAAAATGTCATATCGTGAATTATTAAGCGCATTATGGTTCACAATGTCTTCTTGTTTTATTGGTGTATCAGAATACTTTAAATATTATGTAGGTTGGAAATCTCGCAATAAAGCGATTATGGATATGAGCAAACGACTCGCTGTGAAGAATATGATGTATGTCAAGGTGTTTCAGGCATTTGCAACCAACCGCAATATTGTTTCTCAAGAACTTAATGATTTTTTTAGCAATTATACAGATAATGTTGCATATACAGATGATGAATATCAAGTAAATGAACTTAAAGAGTTAGAGGAAAAATCGTGCACTTGTTGGCCATATCAACAATTACGGATTATAAATGATTATAAACCGATAAAATCGGGACTAATGTCACTGATATTCAAAGGGTATATTGGTGAAGGAGATACTACCCCTGTTGTTATCAAATACTTACGAAAAAATATTGAGAAAAACTTCACTGCATCAATGAACAATCTCGTTGTATTTGCAAAAATCACCAAATATTTTCCATATATGCGAACCTTAAATGTTGAAAATCTTATTCTTCAAAATATCGTTTCACTGAAAGACCAAGTATGCTTTAAAAAGGAATTAACAAATATTCGCACATACTATAATAGCTGGAAAGACTATCCATATGTTTCTATACCAAAACCATATTCTGACTATACAGAACAAGTGAACCCCGATGTAATTGTTATGGAGTTTATTCACGGAATCGGTATAACAGATATTGCGCCAGAAGACAACGACGCTTTTGCACGTGTTCTGGCAGCATTTAATGCAAAAGCGGCATTTTGCACATCTATTTTCCACGGCGATCTTCATCCCGGAAATATACTTTTTATTAAGTCGGATACAACTCCTACGCATAAAATTGGCATTCTTGATTTCGGTATTATCGGACATTTGTCACGCAATGACCAAGAAATTCTATTCAACGTTACGAAGTATACGTATCAAAGAAAGTTTGATAAAATCGTTCAACTTATAATGAGTTGTGAGATTTCGGAATTTATAAATGCCGATGATGACAAAGCACACAAAATGTTTCCAGAACGAAATAGTGAAAAATATGAAACAATTCGGAGAGAAATTACACGCGTCCTAATAGAATTTACAACTCCTCAAATAAAATTCTTTGGTGTAAAGGAAATCTATGAAATCAACTATATATTGAATAAATATGGGTTGATGTTCAAACGCACACTGTATCGTTTATTTATAACAGCTGCGATTATGGACTCCATTGGAACACGCCTGGGGAGCAATATGAGTTTTATAGAGCATACTGCAGATATTGTAATTGATATGTTTAAAATCAAATCGGAGGATAGCGATGCAACAAAGGAAAGTGAATCAACTGTCACGGAAGAAGAAGAAGGGGAAGAAGAAGGGGAAGAAGAAGAAGGGGAAGAAGAAGAAGGGGAAGAAGAAGAAGGGGAAGAAGAGGAAGAAGAAGACAGTGGCGAAAAATAGACTAAAATCAATATTAAACCGTTTTGTTAATATTGTTTACAAGATGAAAATTGGAATCATTGGAAACGGGTTTGTAGGACGAGCAACACGAATCTTCGCAAAGAACTATTTTACGGATAACGTTCAATTTAATAATGAAGAGTGTTATGAAATTCTTCCTGATACACTAGCTACACCTGCAAAACCGAATTCGGTTATGACCTATTCTGGAACTATAGGTGCAGAAAATGACGCTGCCGCCACCACACACGGTTTCAACGTAGATAAGTTGACACAACCAATGTTTTTTAAAAAAATGTATTTCAAACCTATCCAGACATACATTTATGATATACGTCCCGAAGCGTGTCATCCACCAGGTATAACATTAGAGGACCTTGACAGAGAATGCGACATATTATTCTTCTGTCTTCCAACTCCACTTCATCACGATGGTTCGTGTTATACACAGATACTTGAAGATACAATTGCGAAATGTCCCACCAATCAATATAAAGTTATCCGAAGCACAGTCCCAGTCGGATTCGCCGCAAAACACGGATGTTATTTTATGCCCGAGTTTCTTACCGAGGCTAACTGGGAAGACGATTTCAGACGCACGAGAGAATGGGTTGTTGGTATTCCGAATACGGCTACGGCTACGGCTACGCTACACGACGAATTTAAAAACCGTATCTCTAAACTCATAAAACGTAGTCATAAAAATCGTTCCATTGATTCGCCCGCGGTGGTTTTTTGTGATACCAATGAAGCAGAGATGCTGAAACTGATGAAAAATTGTTTTTTATCTGCAAAGGTCTCCCTAATGAACGAATTCTATGATTTTTGCGCCGCCACCAAGACAGATTACAATAATGTTGTCGCACTGGCCAAACGAGACACACGAATGGGAACGTCGCATTTTCAGGTTCCAGGACCGGATGGGCGCCGCGGTTTTGGAGGCACTTGTTTCCCAAAAGATACGCATAGTTTATATTGCCAGATGAAGGCACACCATCTCGTGCCGCGAGTCTACCCTGCAATCCTCGCACGGAATGATACAATTGACAGGCCGGAACGCGAATGGTCTCGTGACGTATGGCGCACCACGATACCACTACCGAACCAGAAATCAAAAGTAGTTGTGGTTTTCTCGGATACAGCAGCGACGACCGTATCAGCGTCCGCGTATCTACAGGAAATCATCCACACAAATATCGTGAAGAATAATGTCGTAATCCAGGTCGCCCGCGATAGCGGGGGCGGTAGCAGTGTATCGCAAACGACACATAAGAACCACCTCGTCCAATACGATACCCATCCAACCGCGCCACTGTTTTTCCCGCGCGTGGATGAATGTTATTACACACCCCAGTCGGGCGCGGATTCATATACGACGATGCGAGAGGTGATGCGCGTCATTGATTTGTGGGCGAACCACGAACAAATGACACTGTATGTGATAAAACAATGCCGCACGGACACCTGCGACGGCGGTGGCGAAAGCGAGAGCGGGACTGAAGGATTTGACAGCGAAGGCGAATGCGACAAAAACGAGACTCGCGAGGTAGACTACGCCAAGGTCATTGAAGATTATTATAACACAAAATACGGGGATACACGCCTTGATAAACGCCGGCTGGTGGTTATGTTCTAGTGTGCGCGTCGTCGTCGTCGTGTGTGCTTATGAGCGGAGGACGAGCGGTCGCGATGCCGGCGGGTCGGAGGTGCGGGAGCGGACGAGGCGACTGATGCGTCGGAACGGTGCTTGCGGGTGCGTTTGTGGCCTCCTTTGGGACTGCCTTTAAATCGTTCGCTTAACCGACGTCTTTGTGTAGCGGATAACCCAGGATCACTCGGTTTTTCAGTAGTAGGAGGCGTCGGATTCACAGTCTGAGTCGGAGGTGGAGACTGAGTTTGTATTACTGAACCAGATGACGAACGTTTGAACTGCGGTCTATCTGTAATTATTGGTGGCAATGGTCCCATTGCGCCTTTTCCTACGGAACTATTACGCTTACCATATTCTATTGATTCCTTCAAATTAAAATTGGATCTAAATCCTGTCGGACGGTCGGTTAGTGAACCTGATTGAGAGGGGAGATCTTTAACTTTTAACGGAGGAACAACCGTTCTTCCAGTTCGTGTAAATAACGGGTCTAACTTAGCCGACCCACTTTTCAGCGGTTCAGGATCAGAATCAGAATCAGAATCAGATTCCGAAGCGATAGATGGTGGTGGTGGTTCAGTCGGAGGAGGTAACCGTTGAGAACCGGATAATGCCTGTGATTTAGCAGGGGCAGGTCCTTTTGTTTTTTTTGGGTTAGCAATTTCCCGCTTTCCTTTATTCGTATAACTACACAAATATTCACGAATCCAATTTATCAATGACTTTAAGGTGCTATCTGTTTTAAAATCAGAACCTATCAACAATTTAACTCGTTCTTTATAGTCTATCGCATCTTGTGACACTGGTTTAAATACATTGTTCAATGTTTGTGAATCCATCTTTTCCATCCATCCAATAAATGTATGATACAAATGTTCAATGAATTCACCACAGTCAATAAGACCATCTTGTTGTGATTTTTCTTTTTGTGTATAATACCAATGAAATGCGATTAAAATAATCCAATTTAACATAAACCTATATTTTTGCGCACCTTTACGTGATACTTGGTCTTTCAAGAATAATGAATATGTTCCGTCGTCATTTCCATCTTTATTATAACATTTTGAAAACTCCATAAAAAGTGTGTTAAATAAACTATTTTCTTGAGGACCAATCCAAGTTAAATCTTTACGCCGTTGGCTGATACCTGATGCAGTAGCCGCCAATAAACTCGCCTCCATCTTTGTATCCTTAATATTAAACACACTTCGTAATATAGCAATACTGCCCGAGGTATATTCCATAAACTGCCATAATCTTACATACATATCTTGATATGTTTTACCATTTTGAGTATGCCGAATGGGTTTATTTTCTTCATTTTTTGAAGTGTCTAAAAAAATCATTAATTTATCAATTGTTGTTTTATGTGATACCTTCTCTCCGAGTTTACTTAAAAAATCGCTAGTATCGTCGTTTTGAATGAATTCATCCTTTTTTTTTGCCATTTCCGCCATTTCAGTGTCTATATCTTTAGGTGTGTCAACTACCTCAGTCGTTGAATCTTGGTTTTTCTCTATGCTATCCAAAAATTCAGGTGTAAGGATTTCGCTTGGTGTTTTGAACGACAAGAATAGATTTTGTATTTCTGGGGTGATTTGTTTGACTTTGATGATTTTCGCAACCTTGGGTGGTTCTCCACCACGTTGAATGAATCCTCCTCCAGCACCAGCACCAGCACCAGCACCCGTAGACACAGATGCTTCTGATTCTTTCTCGTCTTCGTATACAAATATTTCCAATACAGTCGGGTCAATGACATCTTCTGTATTGTCGGGGTTAGAAGCAGCAGCAGCTTCGGCTCTACTAGTAGGTGGTTTTTTTTGAATTGGTGTAGGTATAAAGATGGAATACCTGCGTCCTGGTTTTCGTTTTGGTTCGGGAAGAGACGATTCTTCGGGACCCAATGATGGTTTTTCTGTTGGAACATTTCTAGGAAGGCCAGTGGGTCGTTGAGTTTCGGGTGGCCGTGGCTTTAGCTTTTCTGCAGACAATTCATCCGCCCGGTCTGTTTGGACTTTATGGAGACGTTCATACTCGGCATTGGCTGCCTTTAGTGTATTTATATGAGCTTGAATTGGAGCTAGGTCTATAGGCGGCGGTTGAATTTTCGCGGACTTGGTTTTTAACTCTTGTAGTTTTGCATCTAGGTTCAGAATATTCAATGGTTTCAGTTTTTCGGCAAGTTCTCTTTTAAGTGAACTAATGCTTGTGTTCAAATTTGTAATTGCTGTTCCAAACTGGGTGTTTTTCAACATTTTTTGTGTTATATTAGATGTTTCAACTAATGCCACTTTCTCCGCATCTATCGCCTTCGTAATATTTTCTTGAATCGCCGCTTCGCTCGCTTTGAAATAAGGTGAATCAAGTATATCCATTATTTCCCGGTGTTCTTCTATTATTTTCTGTTTTTCTTGAAACGACGCATTATCCGCCTGTATCATCCTTTCAATCTCTTGCTTTTGCGCGGCAAAATCGGTCGTCGCCCTCGTTCCGAATTCGGCCACAACCTTACTGGCGCCATCCTTGATTTGATTGAGTTCATTTGAATCCACCTTTTTTTGTTGCGCAGTTTTTAATTCATCAGTGATATTTTCAGCAGTTACATTCGGGTCACCGTCAACATCTTGAAGCGCCTTAATTTCATCATTTAAACTACGTAGAATCTGCGACTTTTTTGTGTTAAATGCGGCTTGAGATGTATTAAAAGAGGGGAGGTTTAAGTTCATAAACTCAGTAGTGTTACGTTTGAAGATTTCTATTGCATCTCTCGTTGTAGGTGTAATGGCTTTTTCATTTGCACTAGCGACTGCGGTATTTAATCCTTCAATGTATTCATTTACGATATTCTTAGTTTTATCTAATTCTGAAACAGTTTCATCTAAGGTATTATTTTCAATACTCCGTAATATCTCCTGTAATGACGCGATATATACATTTAATGCATCTTTTGATTGTTGTAATGCAGCGGCTTTTTTCTTTTCCGCTGCGGTTTGGGCGGCGGCAGCGGCAGCGGCAGTGGCAGCATCGGCAGCAGCTTTCTCTGCCTCTGTAGTTTGTTTTACTATTTTTATACGGTCTAACAAATTACGAAGCGCATCGTTGTTCGCGTTGATTGAATCTTGTGCGGTATTACAACTTGTATTAAATATATTCACGTTTTCTCGGAATTGTGTGAACATATCTACCGCATTGTCAAGTGTGATATCGTCGGATTCTCGTCTAATTAATTCTTCACGTTCTTCCTTCAATTTTCCGATTTGTGTTCCGAGTGTTGTGTGTATTTCATTTAATTTTTCTCTTTCTTGAATATAATCCGCTTTATTCGGTATGGTTAACATCTCCATTGTCTCAGGAGCGTTCGCTATTTCTACTTATATTTACAAACGATATAAATATAAGAATTTTATACGACCGACCTAAATGTATATTCAAAATACCAACCCACACATTACGCTATCTAATTCACGGATTCAAGCAATGTGTCTATTTCGCGAATCACTATTGTTCCTTCATCTAATCTAGATGGTAGTTCGGATAAGTTGGATTTTAATGTATTCATTTGCCCTTTAATATTGCCTAAGACTTCTTGTTGTGTCTTCATAAACAGTTGTTCATAATTCGTGATTTGTTCATCTATTTTATCAATATTACTCTGATTGAAATCTCTATATGTAACCTCAAACTCATCGCATAGTCGTTTTATTTCGTTAAGTTTATCTTTATTCTCCTGGTCGTTGATATCATTTGTTATACTATCTATAACTCTTATTATACTTTCATTTACACCATCTATCATACCATTTAATGTAGTACCAAAATCATCCGTTATCATTTTGATATTCTCACGATATAGTTCAACGATTTCTCCGACGTCAATACTTGGTTCACAAATCTTGGCTGCATTTTGCAACTTTTGTAAACTAAAAGAATCAAAAGGTTTATTCTCACCAATATACTCATTCTGTAATGTTTCTTGATAACGTGGTATAAACTCTCGTATGTTGTTAATTAGTTTGTCAATTACTGCACGCGTTCCATCTTTTAAATTTGGTTCATTTGTTATAGGGTCAATAATGAAATCAGGGACATCAAGTGAAACATTAGTTACTTGTTGTATTTTATTTACTGCACTAACAAGTATATTCTTTAAATCAGAGAGATATGCAGTTGCTGTTGCTGTTGCTGCTGCTGCTGCTGCTGCTGCTGTTGCTGCTGCTGTTGCTGCCGCTGCTGCCGCTGCTGCTGCCGCTGTTGCTGGCACTGTCGGCGGCACTGCCGCAGTCGGTGGTATAGACATAGGAAGTAGTGGCAAGGGTGGAACGTGTGCTGCTGCTGTATACGTCACAGATTTCGCCCCTGTCGCCCCTGTCGGTCCTGTCGCCCCTGTCGGTCCTGTCGCCCCTGTAGGTGCAGCCGATGTTTTCATTCGGATATCCAACCCAATATCTTTTAATGAATTTACCGCCAAATCCGACATTTCA